ACAAGGAATGTATGAAACAATGCATCTGTTTATATTTTTTTCGCTTTCTTCAGAAACATTGTTTCGTGATAAGTATGTCCCCATTTATTATGGCTTAAAACTTATAAAACATAAAACTGATTCAAAATTAAGTAAAATTAACTTATTACTAATAAATTTCTCAAATTTTATACTTATCGTATTTACCTTTTTTACGCTTTCGTTTTTCATTGAAATCGCTTGTTTCTTTATTTCTTATATCATGGTGTATTAGTTGAAAATTCGGACTATCGAAATCCATATTCAAAGAAGAAATTATATTTTGAAGATTTCCGTAAATCTCCGCGGGATCATCTTCTTCTCCCAACCACACTTCTATTTTTGTTATATTACGTAGTTGTGTATTTTTATTTACGACTCTTGCCCCTAAAACATTTAAATCTCCACACACCATACCCGCGACAATGTGTTTCCATACTTCTGAAACGTATTCTTTATCTAATTGTTGCCTACATCCCCATTCACATCCATACTCGTTAAATTTATCTTCCCATTGAGGTTTTATACCGTCTTTGAAAATACTGTATGCCACCACTTTTTCGCCATCGCAGTATATTTCATGTTTGTGCGATGCTAAGACTCCAGCATCAGGAATGTTGTTAAAAACACGAGCCCAACCTTCACATGTATTAAAAGAAATCGCTTCTTTATATGCAGTAAGGTATGTATCACTTTGACTGTCAACATGTAAAAACAAAGTCCAGTCATGTAGCAATTCGTGTTCGTATTCCATATTTATTAGTCATTTACAAAAAAATAAAATCTGACTGTATAAATTTTAAGATGTGTTCAAAGTACCGTCCAATGAAATATTATCAATTGATTTTTTTATAAGAATTTGTATAGGGTCATCTGGCATCCATGTGTTCCATTTTTCATAAATACCGTCTAAACTTTCGACAACTTTTTTAAATTCTTCATTTTCTTGCTCATCAATGTTTTCTTCACATTCTTCCTCTTCTTCCACTTTTCCCCCTTCTTCCTCTTCTCCTCCTTCCCCACCCTCTTCTTCTTCTTCTTCTCCACCCTCTTCTTCTTCTTCTTCTTCTTCCCTTTCATAATCATTGTTCATGTATTCATTAAACCTATCTTCTAATGATTGTCCTTGGTCAAAAAAGTTTTGAGCTTGAAACATAAGTGCCTTTTGCACATCTTTAGAACTTACAACTTTTCTTTTACAACCTATCGCGTATTTACCCGCGGTTATTAGAGAATCTTCTTGAAAAATTTTCAACAGAACACATATCATTTGAATTTGAGTCTCATCCAAACCTCCATTTTTATCCGTCATTGAAAAACCTGTTTTCAAAAAACTATAATCACTCATTTTTTAATAATATTTTTAATTTTATTGTAGTCAACCGCATTTAATATTTATCTACCAAAAAACAACTCATCATCACATCTTGGATCGTCTAATGATATTTCCAAAAATTTTTCTATAATAGACTGTTGTGTTTTTCTTCTAATATTCATATTTTCTATATGACTGTTATAATTATAGTCCAACGGATATAAAAGAAGATTTATTTCTCTTTTATGAAAATACTGTATTGCCGAATCTAGAAGCAACTGTTTTAATCTTCCCAAAAATATATTATTATTATCGAGTATTCCAAAAGTTATACAAATTGTTTTTACGTTTAAAGAAAAATCAACATTTTCTTTTGGAAAATCATTTTTAAGAAATTTCCAAAAGTCTCCAACGTCGTCAATAAATTCTAGTTCTATAATATTAGAAGGGTTTTCTTTATTTAAATGATCTTGCACAATCATTTTAAAATATGCAAAGTTGGACCACGTAATCTTAGACATTCTATAAATAATAGAATCTCCAGACTTTACAAAAATATACGGAGCATTGTTATAAGCCATTTTGTAAGTATATAAAAAATATATAAAAGGTATTAAACTCATTGAAATGGGAGTCCTAAAAGTGTTGTATTCATAACAAATTTATATATTTTTATACTTTTCGACAAAATTTTACTGTTTTCTTCCAAAATACAATTTTCATAAAATAAGAAACATCGTCAACCATATCTTCCAACGTGTAAAACTTTTCTCCGATTCCACTTTTTCCACCTTCTCTTAGATCTAACGAATATACATTGAAATTATTTGACAAATTGTTTACAAAAGAATTAGGCCACATTATTGAAGTTGTGACCGCACCATGAAGAAGTAAAACTATAGGTTTGTTAATGAATCCTTTTCTAGAGTACCCAAGACATGGATTTTTCAGTTTTAGTTATACAAAACAAAGAAATTAATTGTTTTAACTCTATTTAATAAAGAATGTAGCACAAGACGCGGAACGCGTATGCAAACAGTTTAAATACACATTAAATATTGATGATTTTTCAGATATAATTGGGAAGTCGATTTAATCTATTGAAATTGATTGCGTTCTTACTAAAAACTTCAAAAAATTCTAAAATCAGTTTTGGTTTTTAAATAAAAAACTATTAAAATGAGCACCTGCTGTCACGAATGGATTTGTGATCATAGTTTATATGTTTGTTCTTTGTGTGGTAACGTTTCCAACAAACGTCCTGACGATTATTTGAGCGTGGAGAGCGAAAAAGAAGAAGAGATAGAAGAAAAATGTAAACATGTTTGGGAATGTTTACGAGATAGATGTCACAATCGCGGAAAAGGAAAGTATCAAGCGTATAAATGTAAACTGTGTGGTAAATTTCAAAGAAGATAAATATATAAAAATTTTGTTATTTTTAAGAAAATATGACGAAACTAAAAATCAGGGGACAAGGAATTCGTTTCGTCAATACTCTCATCATTATTTACATTAGTTAATATAAATGAAGCTCAAGGTCAAAAAGTTTGATCCACAAACTGTAAAGCCGCACAGGATTTCATTGATTGTAGGGAAAAGAGGTTCTGGAAAATCCAAATGTCTTGTTGATTTGTTGTACAATATGCCACCTATTGATTTTGTAATTGGTATGGCACCTACAGAAGAAACTATAGAAACATTCAGAAAGTTTATACCAGATGGCTGTATATACCACCAATTCAACCAAAACAAATTAGAACAAATGATTGCACTACAAAGGGAAATGATAAAAAAAAAAATTAATAGATCCTTTTTATTGATACTTGATGATTGTCTTTATGAAAAGTCTGTTCTGAAATCTACTGCAATGAGAGAACTGTTTTTAAATGGACGACATTTACATATTTCAATGATTATTTGTGCACAATATGTTATGGATTTATCACCAGATTTAAGAACAAATGTTGATTATATATTCGCCATGCGTGAAAATATAATTGCAAATAGAGCAAAATTGCACAAATTTTTCTACGGAATGTTTGAAAAATATGAAGATTTTGCGAAAACCATGGATGCTACAACGTCTAACTTTGGAAGTATGGTTTTAGATAACACTGCAAAAACCAACGAAATCGAAGATTGTGTTTATTGGTACCGTGCCGATGTAAATGTTCCACCATTTAGATTAGGGAAAAACGTGTTTTGGAAACTTGATAAAAAATGTAAAAGAAAAGAAGAACTGTCAACACAAGATGCATTACAAGAAATTAGTCAAATGTGTACACACAATGATAAAAATTCTAAACGCATTACAACTGTACAAACGACTGATGAAAACGGAACTGTTTTGAACAATTCAAACGTTATCATACCCTAGAAAAAAAAAGTTTTTTTTGCCAAAGTAAAAAAAAACAAAATAGTAGACCGCAAATCAATTAAAAAATGTGGGTGTGTACAATTTTGAATTCGATGAAGAATACTTTGTAGTGCATGTACCGATTGTCAAATAACAACGTGTAGTGTGACAAGGAGCAAACCCCACAATATTATCATAGTATGTCAACGCGTGACAGTTTTCTTTGAAGCACAAATGTTTACATTCATCTAGAGAAACTGTGTGATAGTATATCCATCTCCTCCAGTAGTCGCATCATATGCACAATTTCTGTGATTACCGCTGCAATCGGGTCCATTTCTAGGGTAACACCAACTGTTTTCGATATCATATCCGGTTAGTGGTAGCAGACTCGGAGGCAACGGCGGAATGGATGGTAATGGATGTGGTGGCAGTAGAGGAAGAGGTGGTGGAAATGGTGGTGACAATGGTGGTTAAGGTGGTGGCAGTAGAGGAAGAGGTGGTAACATTGGTGGTGGTCTAGGTAAAAATGTAAACGGCGTAGTAACCGTAACACGGTAAATGTCAACACCTATTTCAGATGCAATTTTTTGTCTAAATTCTTCTTCATCAATGGATCTATTTTGCACAAAAAACGATACAGTTGCCTTTTTAGATAAAGATCTACCTGGTAATAGAGGCGGGAGCGCAGGTGGGGCAGGTGGGGAAGGTTGGCCAGGTGGAGAAAAAGGTGGAAGAGGTACATCTGGAGGTAGTTGAGGCAGAGGCGGCGAAGGGGAAGCAAGGGACAAAGATTGATCTATAGTCCATGCAATTTCCTGAATGTTGATTGTCGGCTTATTTAGACCCTGATTTGATCTGAATCCACCTCTACTTGTTATAATTATAGCATTTACCAATCTATTAATATCAAATTTGTAAACATCTGCAGAAGAAGACGTTGTTAAACTATCTACAGAATCGTAATGTGGAAAATTATTTATATTTGCATTAGTAGAAGTCACACCCGGTATAACTTTGAATACTTCGTTTGTATTACAATCTCTTGCTTCTATATAAAAATTATTTCTCATATTTATAGGGTACCAACCATCATCTAACGATGTAATCATATAAAACTTATCCATACGTATGCATACTCCAGTCTCAATTGCTATTCTTGGACATCTTTTATCGACTGCATTTTCCAGCGATGCTTGTTGTTCAGTACACTCACTTCCGTCTTCCGCTTCTACCTGATCACCTGCTAAGCGCATATGAACACCGTTTGTTGTAAAATACCCATGCAAATTCCAAAGATTACATGCAGGTGTAGTTTCACAAGCGGTAAGACCGACTCTTTCACTTCCATATTCTCTCACAACTTTTAATCTTTCAATGTCTACTTCTGGAAGAGTGTTGTGATTTTCAAAATAGCTTGTTGTATTAACATTACCATAATCTCCTTCTTGTGTACAATAAATGAATGAATATAAGCAATTGTATGGAGGTGGAGAAGGTGGCGGTGGTGGAGAAGGTGGAGGTGGTTGAGAAGGTGGAGGTGGTTGAGAAGGTGGAGGAGCCGGGGGAGACGATGGTGGAGATGGCGGGTTACTCATACATCGACATATAGGTTCTAACATGCCTGCCCATGTATTAGTCAATCCATCTGTACATAATTGAGATGCAGTTCTTGTACTTTTAGGCCAATAACATTCCAAAACTTGACTATTGCGATCGCTTATTCTTATTGCAGGGTTTAAGAAATTTCTATTGTATGTGTACGAATATACGTCTTCTTGATCTCTGTTCATAATATATGTACACGAAAGTCCAGTTCTATTTTCGACTTCTTCAAATACACTTTTTTGATCGTTTGTATAATCATAACTCACATCCGATGAAGAACCTATTAATCCAAAACTGTTAACATCTTGTTCCATAGAATTACCATCACACATCATACCATGCTGTCCACAAATATCGTTACATGTACAACCAGTATAACAATGACTTTGATTTTGTCTCTGCCAATGACTGTATGATTCATACAAAATATTTGCACCACCAGGATATATACCTCCATCGGCCCAGTGCAATGTATCCTGAATATTTACTTGACTATACCAAGTTACAGGTGGTGCCGGCGGTGGTGGCACAAAAGGTGGAAGAGACGGAGACGCAGGAGGAGGATAAGACGATTCAGGATTAGGAACTGGGGGCGGTAGGGGTGGAGGTGGAAGAGCTGGCGGGGGCGGTGGTGGTTTGGGAGGAGACGGTGGCGGTGGTGGAAAAGGAGGATAACTTGGATTGGGTGATGGTGGAGGTGGAGGTGGACGAGGAGGAAATGGCGGAGGTTTAGGTGCCAAGTCAGGTGGAAAAGGGACCGGACTTGGTGGCGGGTAAGGAAATTGTTTATATTCCAAAAGCTCGGTCCATGTTGAACCACTTGAGGTGTATGTACAACCGTTGTAACAAAACCATTTTCCATAATTGGTATTCCAATAACTATCATAATATGTATATGTTACTATATGAGTACCACCTGCAGCAAGACAAGTTTCTAAAAAAGTCCCTGGAGGTCTCGAAGTAGGACAACATCCTTGACCAGTACTCAAATATTTTCCATCTACAGCTAAACCATATGATTGTTGTGACCCTATACCAGATGTTGTGCACCACCTACTATATGTAGGTGCATCGACTGTCCAATCGAAAATCGCAGGTCCTTTCGGAGGCGATAGAGGTGGAGGTGGGGAAGACGGTAGAGGTGGGGAAAACGGTAGAGGTGGCGGTATGGGTGGACTG